CAGACCGCGCTCGACCCGTCCGATGTCCGGACGCGGAAAGCGTAGTCTTTGCCCGCCTCCATCGTGATGATATCGTCGAACGTGATCGCCGTGATGTTTCCGCCGGAGGTGGTCATCGACTTGATGCGCCCCTGCCCCGAGCCGATCGAGAGCACGTCGTGCGTGAGCCGCACCAGGTCCCCGCGCGTGCAGACCAGGTGCTCGGCGTCCACGTTCAGCTCGAACACCTCGGGCCGCAGCCGCGCGACCGCAATCCAGTAGCGCCCGAGCTTCCAAGCCTGGTCGGCAGAGGTCACGCCCATGAAATCGAGCGTCTCGAACCGGGTGGCGTTCGACTCGGTGTAGCCGTCGTCGTAGACGATGCGCTCGTCCTGCGACCAGTCCTCGTCGGCGTTCAAAAAACGGCACTTGAGGGCGTGCGGCAGGGCCGCAAAGAGCTTCTGCCCGCGAAATCCCCAGCTATTCCGCGGCGAGAAGTGCTGAACCGGGGTAGACTGCGCCGCATCCTCGACCACCGTGAACTTGTTGTCAATCATCCCCGGCGTGGCCCGGCCGACCGCCGCGATCGCCTTCAGCACGTCCCACACCGTCGAGGCTCGGTCCATCACGGCGTCGAACGTTCTGCCCTCGGTGGCGCAGTTTGCGGCCCAGGCTGAGATCCGCGTCAGGTCCAGGCGGCTTTTTGCAAGCGGGCGCTTGTTGCTGTTGCCGATAAGCGCCTCGCAAAACGCCCAGGCCGGATTGCGGGTCTTGATCAGGTTCCACCCGGCGCCGTCGTGCGCCTCGACCAGCGCCTCGGCGACGCAGTTGTATTGATCGATGATGCCGTTCAGCTGCCCGCTGGCCTTGATCCGCAGCCCAACCAGCGTGCACCCGGCGAGGTTTACCGGGGCCTCGTAGGAGATCGAGCGCAGGGCCGTAACGTAGACGTTATCCATGTACTCGTCGTCGGCGTGGTCGGCCGTGGTGCGCTTCCACCGCAGCGTGTACTGCCCGCGGGGCACCTTGAGGGCGTAGCCGTAGCGGTAGAGGCCCTTGTGACGCCCCTGTAGGGTTGCGCTGTTGGCCGTCAGCGAGGATATGACCGCGCTGTAAGTCCCGGCGATCGTCACCGTCTCGCCCACCTGGAAAGCCCCGGATGCCACTTCCACCCGGACCCAGTCCGTCCAGCGCGTGCCGGTGTAAATCGGGTCCCCGTTGTCGTCCGTTCCGGTCTGGAGGTTTTCGGATTTTATGTGCGCGAACCGCACGGTCCCGGACGCCCCCGAGGAGTTGCCCGTTATCGCCTGCCCGGCCGCGATCGAATACGACGGCAGCCCCGAAAATTTGAGATCGTAGGCGCCGATGTATTTGACCCAGTTGGTGGTGCCGTAGGGCGCATACTCGACCTCCACCGCCACCGCGGTCCCGTGAATGTTGCCGGTGCTGCCTACCCGATAGAGCCCGCCGGGAAACGACAAATCGAAGCTGATCTCGTCCGCGCCGTCTTGGGAGCTGCGCGTCTGCCAACCGCCCGCCTGGGTCAGCTCGATCGACAGCGCTTCCTCGTCCACGTCGGCCGGGAACAGGTTGTAGGGCTCGCCGGAGGCGCCGGAGTAATACGTCTCGCGCTGAACCTCGGCGAACGTGTCGAGCGCCGTCTCGCCGATCTTGTGCGCGGACAGCTCGTAGCGGCCCTTGCCAACCAGGAACAGGCAGCGCAGGTACTGATCGGACCCGACCAGCTCCGTGTAGGGCATCGCCGCGTAGCGAGGATATACCTTGTGGCGCCCGAACCCGCGCGGTACCGGCCCGTATGGGTCCGCCGAGTTGCGCGTGCCGGATACCCCATAAGCGCTGTTCCCTTTGCCGCCGCCCGACAGGTCCGGAGACGGCGGCGGGATTAGGGCGTTCACCGCCAGCATCCCGGCAATGCCCACCACGGCCGTCACGCCCGCGCCGACCAGCTGACTCCCGCCGGCGGCCGCCCCGGCTGCGGGGCCGATATAGGCCGCCGCGACCGCCACCGCAATCATGGCCACGACGCGCAGCGCCATTTTGCCGCCGCCGCCTCCGCCCGGGTTGACCTTGACTGACACGATGTCCCCCGCCGCCGGCCGCACGAACGGCCAGTACTCGCGGGCCACCAGGCGGTCATTGACGAACAGGTAGGTGGCGTGATGGGCGAAAAGCGCCTTGTCGATGCCGGCCGTTGTTACCAGATCGAGCAGGGTCCCGCCGGCCGGCAGCATTACGTCCAGACGCTCGGCCGAAAACGGCCGGGTCCGCGCATGCAGGCTCACTGCGCCCGCGTATGTCGTATCGTCAATCAACATAACGGAAAAACCCATCGATCCTGGGCCGCCAAATCGGCCCGTCATAGCGCTCGACCACCGCATCCATCCCGCGCATGACGTGCAGCATCACGCCCGGGGCGACCACTATCCCCACGTGGGTCGCAAGCCCCGCAACCCGCAGCAGCACCACGTCCCCCGGCTGCGGCTGATCCACGCACTCCCAGGACTCGGCCTCGATGCGGCATAGCGCCTCGATCGTCTGGCCGTCCTCGATCGTCGCGTAGCAGTCCGAGAAATCCTTGACCCGGACCCCGTAGCGCTCCTCGAGGACGAGCCGCGCCAGCCCCCAGCAATCACACCCATCGGCCGAGCGGCCGTGCTCGAGGAACGGGATGCCGACATATTTCGCAACCCAGGCGTCCATCAGAATAGCCCCGGGAACTCGCCGGGCGTAAAGAAGTCCCCCGGATACGGCTCGTTCATCATGTCCTCGACCGATAGCGATCCGGTCACAACCAGCGCGTCGTAGCTCACGTCCCGCAGCGTCATCGCATACGGACCGGCCTCGATCGTGTTGGGGCTCGCCGCCAGCACCACCGACAGCGTCACGTCCGGCGCGCTGTCGATCTCGCGGACGGCCTGCACGATCTGCCGGTCCACGTTCTGGATGGCGAGCTGCGCCGCGGACAGGCTCTCATCGTTGTCCGGCGGCAGCGTGATCTCGAACGGGCAGCCGATATAAGTATCCCCGTTACTGACCACGTCCGCGTAATTGTTCACCACGCGGATCGGCTGCGCCAGGTCCGCGTGGTCGATCACCAGCAGCAACAGATAGATCTGATCGGTTTCGGGCGCGAAGGCGGCGGCTTTAAACGTGCTCGATACGCTGCGGCTCATGGCAGCACCTCGAGGGCGTAGCTCGCAAGCCATCTGCCCGGCGCGGCGTAGGATGTCGCCGGCGGGCTGGTGAAGCGCATAAACACGCTCGACCCCGTGCGCGGGTGCTCCCACATAAACGACAACGAGCCACCGGCCGTGGTCGTGTAGTAAAACGTCTCAAGCGTCGCCACCTCGGAAGTGGTGAGCAACTGCCGCAGCGATATCGCCCGAGGGGCCGACGTTCCGCGCCGGCGCACCTTGGGCGGCCCGGCGTCCATCGGCGAGCGGATCAGGTTGTCCGCCAGCTGCTCGGAGTACCCGTCCGCCAGCACCGCATCCGACAACCCGCTGGGCCATTCGATCGGCATCTACCGCCTCCCCTGGCGCCGCAACCCGTATTTATTTTCGATCACCCGGGCCGCCGGTCCGTCGCCGGCGAGCGCGTTTCCGATCATGATCTCGATCTGCCGCCCGCCGCCCGGATCCGTGCGCTCGGTCTGCTTGACCTCGGACCCGGTGTAGTTGTTGATATTAACTGTCACCTTGCCCATGGCCTTCATCTGGCCGGGGGTGAACACGCCCTCGTCGTCCCGGATCACCGCCGCCCGCTCCCCCGGACCGATCGGCGAGCGTCCTGAATGGTAGCGCGCCGCGGACTCGATCATCCATGCCGGCAGCGCGCGGGTTGGTCCGGACTCGCCCGCCATGCCGCCGCCGTGCTTGACGGTCGCGAAAAAAGGCGCCGTGAAATTCGTATCCATCCCCGTCGCGGTGGATCCGGCGCCGGAGAAATACCCCCCGATCGCGTTCATGGCCAGGCCGACAAACTGCTCAACCCCGCGCTGGGAGATCATGCGCACCGTGGCCGCGATGATCGACTGCGACATGGACGTGAATGCCTGCGCGGCCGTCTTGGTCCCGGTCGCAAACTCCGCGAACGCATCCGCCGCGGACTGGCCCATGATGTCCATCGAGTCCTTGAAAATCTCATTCGCCCTCGTGGCCTGCTCCATGTCCTCGATGTAGGTTTTTAACCAGCGCTCGTCGTTTGCGGCGGCGTCGGCCTGCTGCATGGCGTCGCGCTGCTTTTGCGCAGACTCGCTATATGCCTGCATGGCCTGCTGGTTCGCGGCGAACGCCTTCGAATATCTCGACTCCGGCGCCATGTAGTCCCCGTCGAAGCGTGCATTTGCCGCGTACTCCTCGATGTCGATCTTCCTGAGCTCGGCCGCGTACCACATATCGAGGGAGTGCTTGTCCTTGACGTGCTCGGCGTATTCCTTGAGCTTCGCGGCGAGCTGGCTTTTCTCGTATTCGAACTGGTCGAGCAGCGCCTTGTTGTATTCGTCGTAAAACCGCTTGACGACGCTTTCGCCTTTTTCGGTTGTTCGGGCTGCTCCCGCACCGGCCGCAAAGTCGCCGGCACCCATAGACGGGGTATCGATTCGCCCGGCGACCGTTCCGCCGGTCGCGTAGGCCTGAATAAATCTCGACTCCGAAAGCGGCTTTGCCTGATTCAGTATCGCGAGCTTTTCGCGTTGCAACGCCACCACCTGCTTGAGGCTTTGGATATAGGCTGGGGATGCGAATGTGTTCTGCGTCTCGATAACCGATAGCGTCTTTTCGTTTTTTGCAAGCTCTGCTGATAGTTTTTCAGCGGGGCTTCTGCGGTCGATTCCGAATGCCTTGTCACGCAGGGAGTTGACTGAATCGTCGAAAGACTTTACCGCGGGCAGTATGCTGTTATTCAGAAACTTCAACGTCTCGATCGCGGCGGGCAAAAGCTGTTTTCCAAAGCTCGCCGAAAGATCCTCTATACCCGCCTGCCACTTTTTCCACTGATTAGCCGCTCCGTCTCCAGTCCGACCCATGTCGCCAATGGCGGCCTGGCTGTCCTTCACCATCAGGGTGAAACTGGCGTAGGCTTTCTGCGCCGGCGTGAGCGCTTCCTTGTTCTTCGCCAACCCCAGGTTGAGCGCCTGCTGCGAGACGATCGTTTCGGACATCACAATCCCATATTTTTTCATGGTCTCGTATTGTCCGACCAGGGCCGACTGCATGTCGCCGATCACCTGAGCGGTCGGCAGGTTATTGAAACTTCCCAGGTCAGCCGCCAGCTTCACCACCTCGGCCGAGATCTCGGATGCCTTCTGCGGCATGACCCCCATGGGGACGAGCAGGTCCTGGACGCTCGACAGGTACTGCCGCGCCTCGCGCGTGCTCATCGCGTAGGCCTTCGTCAGCACGTCCACCGCCTGCGCAGCGCGGCGGCCCTGGCCGGCGAAAACCACGTCGAACTTGTTGGTCGCCTCCTCGAGGTCGGAGGCCGCCTTAAGGACGTCCCTGCCGATGGCAGTAAGTGCGCTGCCGGCGCCGAACCCCACCGCAAGCGAGCCAAGCGTAGACTTCCAGGACGCAAACGAGCGCGA